TTTAAGTGAATTAGTTATACCAACACCATACAAAGATATTCCAATTATTGGTGACAAGATTACTTTTGAAAACTTAACAGTACAATTCATAGTAGACGAATTTTTAGAAAACTATACTGAATTACATAACTGGCTAATTGGTATTGGTTTTCCACAAAACAGAACACAGTTTACTACATTTCGTTCTACCACATCAAACAATTCTAATTCTGGAGCTGGTGGTAATACTGATATTGGTAAAGTTGGAAAAACTACAGCTGACAGACCATTTTATTCAGATGCAACACTTTCAATATTATCAAACAAAAATAATCCTATTGTAGAAGTGCGTTTTTCTGATATGTTTCCAGTTTCTTTATCTGGATTAGACTACACACAACAAGTCGGAGATGTTGAATATCTCACAGCAACTATTGACTTTCGTTATAAATTATATGAGATAGTGACTTTATAATATGGAGTAATAATGACCCTTGACGAATTGAAACTTCAAGTTTCCCAAGACTTGAAAGTAGATGATGAACATTTAGATACCCAATCCTTAAAAAACCAAGAAATAAAAGCTAAATACCTAGACGCAAAATCTAGATTTGAACTTCTTTTGTATAAAGCAAAAGGAGATTACAAAAGATTATATCGTGAGAAATGGGAATATTATGGTGGTAAAGCTGATGCAAAAATATATGCAACAAAACCATTTGACCTCAAAGTTCTCAAAACAGATTTAGGTGTTTACATATCTGCAGATGAAGAAATCATAGATGCAGAAAACAAAATTGGATATTTAGAAACAGTTATTGATTATATCAAAGGGGTTATTAAATCAGTTGATAATCGTGGGTGGGATATTAAAAATGCCATTGAATGGAAAAAATTTGAAGCAGGAGTAACATACTAATGATTTGTGATATTTACGATAACGTATTAGAAGAGCATGTGGCACAATTAATTGATATGGAAATGAAAGAGATTACATGGAAGTATGATTACAATTCACATAAAGATGGTGTTAATAAACATTGGCACACTCTTTGCGGACATGAACAATTATATGAAGAATATAGTTTTATTGCACCAATATGGGAAACAGCAAAAAGAAAGTATGATTTTGAAAACAAATACAAAGTATCTAGATTCTTGAGAGTATATGTAAATGCACACACACATGGAATAGAACCACACTTGCACCATGATGATGGCGACTTTACTATGATATATTATCCAAGACTAGACTGGAAACCAGAATGGATGGGTGGAACAGCTATTTGGAATGAACAAAAAAATGAGATTGACAAATATGTAAATTATATTGGTAATCGTTTATTTGTATTTGATGCAAGTTTACCACATCAGGCTATGGCTGTTTCTAGACAATGTTATCAACTAAGAACTTGTGTGGTGTTTAAAACTGAAAGAAGTGACGCAAACTCTGATAGATTGGATTTTTATAGATGAACTACTGTGTAACAAATATTTCAAATGACTTAATAAAAGACATATTAAGATATAAAGAAAAAGAATTACAAAAGAGTGCTGTAAATGATGCTAGTGGATTAACAAAAAGAAATTCTAATATATCATGGATAAAGGATAGAACTATTTGTCAAAGGGTTTTTTCTGTAATAAAAGATAAAGCAGCAGATTTCTCGAATCTAGAACTTGATAATATAGAACCACTACAATATTCTGAATATGATACAAGTCAAGAATATGGTTGGCATCAAGATTTAAATCTTAAACCATATGAAGATGGTAGAATACGAAAAATATCTTTTTCTATATTTTTAAATAACGATTTTGAGGGTGGAGAATTTGACTTAGAGATACATGGGCCAGATGCAAAACCAAGATATATCTCTGAATGGAAAAGATACAATGAAAATTGTATTATATTTAATTCAGATATGTGGCACAGAGTAAGACCAGTAAAATCTGGTATAAGAAAAAGTATTGTTGGTTGGTTATTAGGCCCTACTATTAAGTAATGAAAATTTCAAAAGTAAATGAAGTCTATTTAGAATTAGATGTAGATGAAGATGTTTCCAGAGAATTGTCTGACTACTTTACTTTTGAGGTGCCTGGGGCTAAATATATGCCCCATTATCGTAGAAAACTCTGGGATGGTAAAATTAGATTATTTTCTCCACACAATGGTAGAATATATGTTGGACTTTTACCTTACATAAAAGAGTTTTGTTCTAGAAACTCAATAGAATATATAATAGAAAAAGGAGTAGAAAATGACAGGAATGTTCTTCGTGAGAGCGTCAGAGATTTCGCAGAGTCCTTACGACCCAAGAGCAGGGGAAAACCTATACAATTTCGTGACTACCAGATTGACGCAATTTGGTATGCTATACAGTCAAATCGTTGTCTTCTTTTATCTCCTACTGCTTCAGGCAAATCACTAGTAATCTACACACTTGTTAGGTACTACCACCTAATGAATCTTAAAACACTTATACTTGTACCTACCACATCACTAGTTGAACAGATGTATTCTGATTTTATTGATTATGGTTGGGAAGACAAACATATGCATAAAGTGTATGCTGGAATGGATAAAGGTTCTAAAAAACCTGTGGTTATATCTACCTGGCAATCTCTTTATAAACTTCATAGGAAGTACTTCGAGCAATATGGTTGCATTATAGGAGATGAAGCACACTTATTTAAAGCTAAAAGCCTAACTGACATAATGGTTCGTTCAGGTGATTGCAAATACAGGTTTGGCTTGACAGGCACACTTGATGGTACACAGACGCATAGGCTAGTGCTTGAGGGGTTATTCGGTGAAGTTAAGAAGATTATTTCAACGAAGGAATTGATTGACAGGGGAACTTTAGCAGAATTGAATATTGATTGTATTGTGTTAAAACATACAGAAGAAGAATGTAAAAGAGTTAGAAGATATACATATGCAGAAGAATTAAATTATCTAGTTTCACATCCCAAAAGAAATAAGTTTATAGAAAAACTCTGTAAAACAATTAAAGGAAATACTTTAGTATTATTTCAACTAGTAGAAAAACATGGTGTTCCATTGTATAATGAAATAAAAACACTTGACAAAAAAGTATTTTTTGTATATGGTGGAACAACTACAGAAACAAGGGAAAAGATTCGTGGTATTGTTGAAAAAGAAAAAGATTCACTTATCATTGCAAGCTATGGCACGTTTTCTACTGGTATTAATATTAGGAACATTAATAATGTCGTGTTCGCTAGTCCATCCAAAAGCAGAGTGCGAGTTCTCCAATCTATCGGTAGAGGTCTTAGACAAACCGAAGATAAATCAGCTGTCAAGTTATTTGATGTGTCAGATAACCTTTCATACAAATCTAGATTGAATTTTACTTATAGACATTTTACAGAGAGACTAAATATCTATAAGGAAGAACAATTTAAATATGAAATTAATAGGATTAATTTATGAAATATCAAGTAATAAAATTATCAAATGGAGAAGACATAGTTTGCTGTGTGCATGAAAATACCACTTCTAGAGAAAACAATAAATTAAAAATCAGTTCACCACTATTAATGGAAACTGTAATGCGAGATACGGAAAAAGGAACTGTGGAATCTTTGGCATTGAGTAGATGGGTTCAACCTTATTCTGATGAAGAAACTTTTAATGTAGAAAGAAATTCAATAGTTATTATGACCCCTGCAAGTGTTGGTCTATCTAGATATTATGAATATGTGTTAAATGGAATGAATAAAGTTATTGTTGAAAAGCCTACTAAGAAAGAACTAGACAAGATTGAGAAAGAAGACAGACATGAGGAAGTATTACAAAATATGCTAGACTCTATATTTAAGAAAACTACTTATCATTAATAAGGTACAAGACCTATTATACACACAAAGCATGCCTTTGTCAACCCCTAAAAAAAATAAATTATGCCTTGACATTTGCATCATTTTCATGTATATTTAATGTAATAAGTTTAAAAAGGAATCACTTACAATGGCAAAAGCTAAAGGCGTTCACTATGTAGATAACAAGAAGTTTCATCAAGCGATGATTGACTGGAAAGAGAAGTGTAAGGATGCAGAGGAAGCTGGAGATGATGTTCCTCAAATAACCGATTATATTGGTTCATGTTTTCTCAAAATTGCAAACGGACTTTCTTACAGACCTAATTTTATTAATTACACATATAGACAAGAAATGATATCAGATGGTATAGAAAATTGTTTACAGTATATTAAAAACTTTAATCCAGAAAAATCTAAGAATCCATTTGCATATTTTACACAAATAATATATTATGCATTTATTCGTAGAATACAAAAGGAAAAGAAACAATCTCATGTCAAACATAGAATGATTGAGAAACAAGAATATATGCCCTACGTCACTATGGAAGGCGATAATACAAATTACAATATAGGTGGATTTGATCCAACTGTTATGATACCAGACGAAGCAGTTTATAAACCAAAGAAAAAAGAAATTAAAACTGAGCCTAAAGGTTTAGAAAATTTTATGGAGGAAAAGTGATTGAAGATAGCTATTATTAATGATACTCACTTTGGTGCAAGAAATGATAACTCACACTTTAACGAATATTTCTACCAATTTTATGAAGCTGTATTCTTTCCATATTTAGCACAAAATAATATCAAAACTTGTATTCATTTAGGTGACTTGATGGATAGAAGAAAGTTTGTTTCATATAAAACAGCAAAAGACTTTCGTGAAAGATTCATTTTACCATTTAGTACCTTAAAGATAGATTTACACATTATGATTGGTAATCACGATACTTTTTACAAAAATACTAATGATGTAAATTCTGTACAAGAACTTTTAGGTCAGCGTTATGATAATATCAAAATATATCCAGAAGCACAAGAAGTTGATTTTGATGGTACTAAAATATTATTCTTGCCATGGATTAATAATCAAAATACAATTTATTCAGAGGGTATGATTGATGAAACTACAGCTCAAATTTGTATGGGTCATTTAGAGATTGCTGGTTTTGAAATGATGAGAGGTAGAAAAAATGAACATGGAATTAGTAAAAGTCTTTTTAGTAAGTTTGATACAGTTTTTAGTGGACATTTTCACTGCAAGTCAGATGATGGTCAGATATTCTATCTGGGAGCTCCATATGAAATTTACTGGAATGATTGCGATGATAAAAAAGGTTTTCATATCTTTGATACAGAAACTAGAGAACTTGAGAGGATTGTAAATCCTTTTACAATTCACAAAAAGATTTATTATGATGATACACAAAATAATTATAATGAATATAATTTTAAAGATTGTAGAGATAAATTTATTAAACTGATTGTGGTCAATAAAAAAGATTTATTTCAGTTCGATCAGTTTGTGGATAAACTTTTAAAAGCTGATAGCCATGATGTCAAAATTATAGAAGACTATTCAGACTTGGATGCCAATACTGTATCAGATGATATTGTAGAAAATACAGAAGATACAATGACACTATTAAGTAAATATATAAAAGAGCTAGATACATCTTTAGATAAGAATAGACTTATTAATTATCAAAGACAACTTTATACAGAGGCACAGGATTTAGAAATTTGATTCATTTTAGTTATGTAAGGTGGAAAAACTTTCTTTCCACAGGCAACACCTTTACAGAAATTCAATTAGATAAAAAACCAACTACATTAATTATTGGAGAAAATGGAGCTGGTAAATCTACTATATTAGATGCTTTATGTTTTTCTTTATTTGGTAAACCATTTAGAACGATTAGTAAATCACAGATGGTAAACTCTGTTAATAATTCTGCTACAGTTGTAGAAGTAGAGTTTAGTATAGGTTCTAGAGAATATAAAGTAGTTCGTGGTATTAAACCTAATAGTTTTGAAATATATCAAAATGGTATCTTGATGAATCAGAATGCTAATGCTCGTGATTATCAAAAGATATTAGAACAACAAATACTTGGACTAAACTATCGTTCATTTACACAAGTTGTAATTCTTGGTAGTTCTACTTTTGTACCTTTCATGCAACTCAAAGCTAGACATAGACGAGAAGTTGTAGAAGAAATTTTAGATATACAAATATTTTCAACTATGAATATGTTACTTAAAAGTAAAATCAAAGTTATACTGGATGACATTCGTGAAGCTGACCATCAGTATGAATTGATGGATAGTAAAATTAATTTACAAGAAAATCATATCAAAGATATGAAACAAAATAAAGATAAAATTATTAAACAGAAGCAAGACAACATTGAAGAAAACAAAAAAGAACTACAAAAAAGAAAAGAGAAAGAAAACTTATTGCAATATGAAAATATGGA